AGAAGTCCACGCCGGGGTCCTCGGGATTGACGAAAACCTGCATGTCGGTGAACGGCGCGCCGCCGCCAGGCGAGAATTGAACGGTGTCGCCCAGCATTTCGTCCACGTCATCATCGGTGGATGCAATGTCGGTCGACCAATCGCTCATGGACCTATCCTAGAAACGGCAGAGCCGGCCGGCAATGGCACCGGCCGGCTCTCCCGCGACGTGAGCCGTGGGGCGGCGCCTCAGCTCTCGGGAGCGTCGGCACCAGCCTGGTTGGCACCCTCGGCGCCGGCGGCGGGCTTGCTGCCCCCCGCGGCGCCGCCAGCGGCCTTCTTGGAACGGTTGCGCACGCGCTTGCGGCCGGCGGCAGGCGTCTTGGCGCCTGGCTGCACGCGGTTCGCCGGCGGCGCCCTGCGGCGGCCAGGCGCGCCCTCGGCGTTGGCGCCGTCGAGCGGGGCGGCGTCATCGTCGCCGTCGCCACCACGGTCGGGGAGCCGGTCGGCACCGCCCAGAGGATCGCGCCGAAAGGCAGTCGTGTCCCGGCTGTCGGCGCCCGAGACGCTGGGGCCGCCGGCATTGTCCGCGTCGAGGGAGCGGCGAAGGCGCCGGGCCGCGGCGCGCTCGATCGTGCCGCCGCGCTGGCCGGTGGCGCCATCGTCCTCGCCGCCGTCCTCGGCCTCGGCCTCGGCCTCCTGGCGCAGCGTGTCCTCGGGGTCCTCGCCCTCGATGCGCCCGACGCCGGCCTTGACCAGCTGGACGGCAATCTTGCGGTCCAGTTCGAGCTCGGCCGCGTCCGGGTCATCGGGGTTGGTGTGGACATTGTAGCGCGCATTCTCGCCGCGAACCGTGGTGTTCGCGAGAGCCGTCGCAATCAGAGTGACCATCACGCGCTTTGCCATTCTTTCCTCCTGAGCCTGTCGGCCGACTATGCGCCCACCCGCGCCTTCATGAGCGCCTGCGGCGCCTTCATGGCATAGAGCGGGTACGAGCGGACGTACACGTCCACCCATTCGTTCATGTTGATGCGGTTGTCGGGCGACACCACGGAATAGAGCTCGCGGCCGAGCGCGCCGACCTCCTCCCAATCCTCGCCGGGGGCGAGGAATTCGAAGAAGGTATCGCGGGCGCCGACCGGGAAGAAGCGCGCCTTGGTCGGCGCAATCTCGAGCTCCTCATAATCCTCGCCGTACCAATTCTCGAACGTGATGCCGGCGAAGGTGAAGGTGCCCCAGGCGGTGGGGTCGCGCAGCTGCGCGGCGGCGGCGGTGTTCAGATAGGTCTGGCGCACCTCATCGTGATTGATGAGCGCGTTCCAGAAATCGTCGCCGACGAATGCGTGCACGCGGGTGCCGGTGGTCCAGCGGCCCTTGAGGGCGCGGCGCATCGGGCGCGTGATGAGGGCCTCGAGCTTGGCCCGCAGCTGGCCGACCGGGGTTGCGGCGATGTTGAGTCCGATCTCGGCCGGCTCGGGAATGTCGAACAGGTCGAAATAGTCGGCGACGATCGACACGCCATCGGCGTCGAGCACCTTGCCTTGGAGCGCGCCGAACATGTGCGCTTCCTTGGTGAGGTTGATGCGATCGATCAGGTCGCCCTGGCGTTCCGTCACCAGGTCATTGGCATTGTCGAGCCTGATCTGGAACGGCAGCACAGGGCTGAGCAGGTTGGCGACCTCGCGGGCGGTGATGCGATCGCGCATGGCCAGCCGCGGGGTTTCGATCTGCAAGGCGCCGCGGACCTGCCGGCTCGGCAGGTTCTCGGGGGTGCCGCGCTCGCTGGTGGGCACCAGCTCAAGGGTCTTATCCTTCTTGATGAAGGTGACCGTCTCGGTGCGGATCGGCTTGCGGATGAACCAGCCGCGATCCATGAGCTCGGTGGGGACATAATCCACATCGCCGATCATGTCCGTCATGGTGGTGGCGCGGAAATCGTCCGTGCGAAAAATATCAAGAGCCAGTTCGTCCATCGCTGCATTCCCCGTCATGGTTACTCAGCGGCGATGGCCTTACCGCTTGATATTTTCGCTCCTAGTACCGGACCAACACGCCCTGCTCGGCCAGCTGGGCCTCGGCCGTCGCCTGCTGGTCCGAGGTGATGCCATCGGGCCAGAAAATCTTGTGGCCGTTGACCTCGCAATCGCGGACGTGCGCGGACGTGCGGACGTGGCCCACCGGGTCGGTGGGGTCCTCGGTGGGCGCCAGCAAGGCAGCCGCAACCTGCGAACCATCCGTGGCGGCGGGGTCGAGCGGCTTGTAGCGCCCGTTGCCTTCCGCATAGCCGACCGTGATGGTGAAGCTGTCGTCGACGTCGAAGTCCACGCCGCCGTCATTGAGGGTGAAATTGACGCGGCCATTGTAGGCGACGCCGACCGTGCCGCGGCCGTCCAAGGTGCCGTCCGGGCGCTCGACGCGGAAATCGCCGGCGTTGGCGGCTTCCTCATCGATGATGACGCGATAGACGCCCGGGTCCACGTTCGCGTCGGCGGTCGGCAGCGCGGCGAAGGTGCCGGTGCCGGTGTTGCCCGCTGCAGGGGCGGCCACGATCGCGGCAGCGGCGCCGCGAGTGATTTTGCCGAGGACGGTGCCGGCCAGGATGCGCTCGGCCGGGGCGTCGAGAAGGATTTGCTCACGGCTGCGACGGCCCTGAGCCTCGCTGATGACGTGCTCCTCATCGCGAATGCTGGTGAAAGTCTTGGTCCGAGCGGCCATCTTCTACTCCTCCTGCCCCTGCGCGGCTTTGCGGGTGCGCGGACCCTGGCGGCTTTTGACACCGCCCGGCACCGTGCGATTGTGGCGAGCGATGGCCCGCTTGCGCGAGGCGGCGCCGGCGTCCTTTTCGGCGCCATCCGCGTTCGCGTTGCCGCGCAGATTGTGCTGCGGCGTGCGGCTGAGCAGCTCGAGGGCCGCCGTGTTCTGGTCCTGGGGCATCCGCGGCAGCATGCCGATGATGCGCTCGGCCGGGAAGTCATCGATCAGCAGCGCGGTGGCCGCCTCGGTGCGGGTCGCGGCCGGATCGCTCGAAAGCACCTGCGCCCAGCGCCGGCGCTCGGCGTTCACGCCATGCGCAAACTGCGGGTGATTCGCGTCGGCCGCGGGGCGCTGATTGCCCCCGCCCTGGTTGCCCTGGTTGCCGCCCTGATCCTGGCCGCCCTGATCCTCGCCACCGTCCTGGCCGCCCTGATCGTCGCCGCCCTGGTCCTCGCCGCCGCCCTGGTCCTCGCCGCCCTGGTCCTCGCCGCCTTGATCGTCGCCGCCCTGGTCCTCGCCGCCCTCTTGGCCGCCCTGATCCTGGCCGCCCTGGTCCTCGCCGGCGCCTTCGCCGTTGAGCCAATTGCGGAGTGCGGAGAAGCGCTTGGGTCGGGCCATCGGATGCACCTCAAAATCGTGTCAGCGGGCGATTGCCCTTTGGAGTAGCTCCCAACCCTGGTGGTCGTTTGCTACCCTATCGACAAAGCCGATGGCCTTAGCTTCCTCGCCCATATAATCCACGGCCTCAGTTTTGAGAACCCGCAATTTTGGAATGCCACGATCGCGTGCCACGCGGGCCGCAAACATATCCCTGATCTGGTCAATCTGTCCCTGAATGCGGGCGAGGTCCACCGCCTCGATGGGCTCCATGCTGTTCGGTTTCGCCTTGCGCTCACCGGACCGAATAACGGTCACATTGATGCCCTTCATTTTGTACGCTTCCGAGAGGTCCGCGTGCATCGTGATGACGCCCACGCTGCCGGCGCCGCCGGTTTCGGGGATGAAAACCTTGTCGGCCGCGGCGGCCAGGGCGTAGGCGGCCGAATAGCAATAGTCCGAGATCATCGCATAGATCGGCTTCCGGCCGCCGTTGCGCACGCTCATCTTGGAAATCAGGTCCATGAGCGGGAACAGGCCGGCAATGTCGCCGCCGCCGCTATCGTATGGCATCCAGATGCCGCGAATGTCGCTGTCGGCCTGGGCGGCAACCAGCTTCGTCTCGATGCCGTCATAGCCGGTGACCCCACTGGACGGATCGAGCCCCCAGGACTTGGTGAGCGACCCCTCCACCGGGATGATGGCCACGTTTTCGTCATCGTCGAACACGCGACCCTTGCGGCGCTCGCCCTTGATTTCGGCCTTCTTTCTGCCCTTGCCGGCGAGCACCTTGAGGGCCTCGCGATCGAGCGCGCCGCCGCGGGTGATGACCTCCTCATCCTGATATTGAACGGGGCCGCCGTCCATGCGCAGCAGGTCCACGCCCAGGCGGCCGTGCAGCGCGGCGACCACCATTGCGGCATAGCCCGGGTGCAGCGCGAGCGGCTGGTTGAACAGCCTCTGCATCACGTTGGCGAGGGGGCGCTCCGTCATTGGTCGGCTCCTGCATTCGCGGCGGCATCGTTCGCGTCATTGTTGGCATTGGCCTCGGCGGCCACCGCCTCGCCAGGCGCCGGCGAATCGTAGGGAACGCCAGCCTGCTCGGCGTAAGCGCGCTCGATTGCCTGCTGATCGATGTTGTCGCGCCAATTGCCACCCTGGCTCGCGGACTCCTGCTCGAGGGTCGAAAACAGACCTTTCTTGCGCACGTCCGCGGCGTTCGCTTCCTTGAGGGGGTCCACCCAGCCCATGCCCGGGCCGGTCCAGCTGCACGCGGTATAGGCCGAGCGCGCCTTGTAGAAATCGGGCGCGCCGGCGGGGACGTGCAATTTCCCCAGCGCGAACGCCTCCTCAATCACGGCATCATAGATCAGGCCCGCGATGTGCGCGGTGAACATGGCGCGCTCCGTCATGACGCCGCGCCATGCTTCGATGATCGAGGCGCGGGTGGAAGAATAATTGGCCTTCGAATAGTCGAGGCTGAGCTGCTCAAATGAAATCCCCAGGGCCGACGCGAAAGCGCGCAGGAAGCTGTTGCGGAATTCGTCCACGTTGGGAATGGCACCCTGGACGCGCTCCATCTTGATTTCGTCATTGGGGCCCAGGACCGGAATGCGCTGGTCACCAACCTTGAGATCGAGCTCCTCGTACAGATCGAGCTTTGCCTCGAATTCCGAAGAATACTCGCCCGTAATATCGTCCTCGACGGGCGCGAGGTGGGCCGCCACCTCCTCGGGCTTCATCGTGGTTTTGATGAAGGTCGCCAGCACCGCGTTGACCGCGGCATTCTGCAAGAGCGCGTCATCGAAGCGGTCGAGCATCCGCACATGGCGGAAGCTGGTCACCAGGTTGGTGAGGGCCCGCTGCATGCCGGCGCGACGCTTGAAAAACCAATGGAAGGCCATCGGCCGGCCCCAGAAGGTTTCGCGCTCGACATAATCGTGCTGCGTTTCCTCGATCGAGCTGGTGGGGTCGGACGGATGGGTGCGGCGAATATGCAGGCCGATCATGCGGCCGTGTCGATCGAGCTGCCGGCCCTTGAACAGATCGTTGCTGTCGGGCTTGCCGTCCGGGTTGCTTATCCGGTCCGGGTCCACCAGCTGGACATGCGTTGCCCAATCCGTCTGGTACTCCTCGCGGCGCTCCTCCTCATAGTGGATGACGCCGGCAACCTCGGCGTCCGGGCCCACCAGCGTGCGGAAGGCCTGCCACATGAGGCCGCCGAATTGATAATGCCCTTCCGTGTCGCAGAGGCAGCGCCGGCCGGTGGACCAATCGGCGAACACGTCCGCGGCCTGCTGGCCGAATTCCATCGCCCATTGCACGTCCTGGCCCAGGGCCCGGAAATTCGGCATCGGGTTGACCCGAAGCGCCGGGCCCACAACCGTGTTGGTTTTCCGATCGAGCGCGCCGCGGATCGTCTCATTGTTGCGGTCGAGATCGCGGGCGGCGCGCACGGCGCGATCGCGGTGCTTCGCCTCCTCGGACTTGCCCGAGGTCTGGGGCATGATGAACCCCGCCTGCCCCGGCATGTCCAGCTGGCGATAGGTCGCCGGCATGAAGCCGGCCGGCACCCGGAACACCGGCTTATCGTCGGCGCCGCGCAAGCCGACAAATTGC